AGCTATTATGTTTATATCAGAAGTACCTATGTCAGCAGAAGAAGCTGTTGCCTTAGCAATCCCACAAGTTAGAGATAATTATCTTACACTTAAAACCAGTCAATGGGATGCGTTTGCTTTAGGTGATGCTAGACACTTCTCAGTGGTTAAAAAAGTAGGTGGACAACTTAACTCAGAAGCTAATGAGGAAATACTTGATGATATACTTAAACGCACCTTTGATAATGAACGTGTAAAAGAAATCATAGAACCTCGTTTAACAGCTATTGGTTCAAAAACCACAGGTTTCTTTGACCCTGACATGGCCTTTGCTTGGCAGCAAGACTCACGTAATGTTAATATGTTAAATCTTATGGCATATGCAGAGGGTGACTACAGCAACATAATACGAGTAGGCACTATTAATCTACAGAAGTTAACATCAACTAGTTCAGTAGCATTTGCTAACGAGTTAGCTGAGGAATTAAATAAATCTGTAGAGCAAGCTGATACAGTAGAACTAATGTCTCTTGAGGCACAGAGACTTGCAGAAGACTCTGGTATTACTATAGCACCTGCACCTACTGGTTACATTAGTGACCCAGTAAGTAGAGCTTATGAAGCTTTAAATCAACCTATGGATATGAGTAGCTTTGGCTTACCTTCTATTGTTACTCCTGCTGCTGCATCCACTCTTGATAAATCTTTGATTTTGCCTAAGGGAGTTCCAGATGAAATGTCTAAAAAGTTTGTTAAAAGAGTAGTAGATTTAGAAAACTTTAGGTCTAAACCCTACCGTTTAAAAAAAGCTGACGGTACGTATGAGAAACATTGGACGGTTGGTTATGGGCATAATGGCCCTGATGTAGACCCCAATAAAACTTATACTGAAGCAGAATCCAGAGCTTTGTTAATTAAAGACTTGAATGACAAGTTTAAAATTATAGAACGTAAACTTCCTAAGTTTTCTTCTTATTCCCCTGCTTTACAAATTGAGATTTTACAATCAGTATATCGCGGAGGACTATCAGGTAGTAAAAGAACTTTAGAACTAATTAACGAAGGAAGGTTTAAAGAAGCAGCAAAAGAGTTTTTAGACAATAAAGAATATATAGCTGCTGAAGGAAGTACAGAGACAAGTGGAATTAGACCTAGGATGGAATCCTTGCGTGACGCACTTGTAAAAGAAACTTTATTTAAAATTCCTTCTATGACTAAACAAAAAACTAAATCTATAAAAGACTCAGGTGTGCCAGAAGATTTAGATAGCTTTGCTTTTGGGCAAACATTCCCCTGATATAAATACTAGGAGTATTATAAATGGCTGACGAAAATCAAGAGTTTCTAAAAAGCCTTGGGTTTAACACAAGTGTTGCTTCTCCTAAAGTTGACTTTGTTAGTGACTACACTATGTACAAGGCACAGAAGGAAGCAGAAGAAGAAGTAGCAGACCTTGGATTTTGGGACTTAGTTGGTAAGCGTCAGGCTACTCAAGGTACATTTATGAATGTAATGGGTGAGATTGACCGCCCTGATTCAGCAGGTGCTACTGTACTCACTGCACAGGATGTAACCAACCTAACAAGTGGCTTTAGTAATAGAAATGCAATTGAGCGTATTCTTGAAGAAGCTTCTGAGAATGGTATTGAACGTGCAAGATATCTAGCCAATGAGTTTAAAAGGACTGAGGAAGCCAATCGGCTCCTTGGTCTGGCTGGTGTTAAGGGTATAGCTGCACAAGCTGTGTCCGATGTATTTGATCCTGCTGATATAGCAGTTATGATAGGTAGTGGTGCTGCTTTATCTTGGGCTGGTCCTCTAGGGGCTGGCTTAGGTGCAACTGCTGCTAAGACAGGTAGTTTGCTTAGTAAGTTCCGTAAAGGAAAAAACTATGCAGCTTTGTTTGGTGGAGTAACTGCAGCAGAAACACTGGCACTTGAGCGTCTAAGACAACAGCGTAACTATGAGACTACTAATGAAGACTTGTTACTTATGTCAGCTATTAGTGGTACTGTAGGTGCTGGTATTGGTGGTTTTATCAACCAAAGTGCCAAGCGTCTAGCTATCCAAACAGCACGGCGTAAGTTTGTGGATGAAGAAGACCTTACTCCTGATGAACTAAATCTTATATTTAGTAACAGCGATGAGGTACTTGGTCCAAAGTATGTACAAGAAGCAATAGCACGTGATGATTTTAAAAACCGTTCAGACATAACCAGCGGAACAGAGGCTGATGCTAGAACTTTTGAACAACTCAGCCCTGAACAGCAAGCTGAAGTAGCAGTAGCACGTGGTGGTTTCCAAAAGTCACGTGGTTTAATCTCTGCTATGGCTAATCTATCAGGTAAGGACACTGTAGCTGAGGTACGTTTCTTAGGTGGTAAGCTGGGAACAGCCTTTGCTGGTTTCTTACCTAATGCAGATGGTAGTGTAAATGTAGCTAAAGCAGGTGCGTTAGAAGCACGTGACTTTATGCAAGCACGTTTTCGTGGTTTACCTGCCCCTACTATTGAAAGAGCAGTCAAGCAATACAAGAAACGTGTACGTAAGGATGGAGTACTAGATAACAGAGAGAACGATCTATTTGAAGAAGCTTATGATGCCTTACGTTTTAACAAGCGAGTAAGTCCAGAAGCACAAATGATAGCAGACGCTATGCGTCCTAACATTGAAGCTTTAGGTAAACAAGCTGTAGAAGCAAACGTAGCAGGTTTCTTTCCTGATACTCTTTTAGACATTAAGGATTATGGTCTACCTCGTTTACGCAGTCAAGTTAAGATTGGTAAGCTAGAAGATATGCTAGATGCAGATAACCCTGTGTTTGATGAGCTAGCTGAAGCAGCTATCCGTAGAGGACAACCTGAAATTGAAAGAAAGGTGGCTGCTAACCTATCTGCTAAGAAGGGTAAGGCAGCTACTAAGCAAGAAATTGATACATTTATTAAGCGTTTGGCTTCTGGCTACATGACAAAGTTTAGAGACTTTGAAGGTAAGCTAGGCATGAAGATGGGTAGCAATGACTTAGATGTAGATGACTTTAAAGAAATCTTACGTCAAGCTGGCGTACCTGAGGATGAGCTTGATTTTATCGCTGAACTTGTGCTACACAAAGGTAAGGATGTAAAGGGTATTGGAAGAGCAAAGCCTCGTATGGTACTTGATGAAGATGCTAGTGTAGATGTAACCATTCGTAATGGACCTCGCAAGGGTGAAATTATGACACTTAAATTCTCCGATCTAGTAGAAAAGAATGTTCAGAACATTTATGATACATATGTCTTCCAGATGTCTGGTGCTATTGCACTAGCTCAAAGAGGTATTGACACTAATGACATTGGGTCTACCTTTGCTACTCAGTTAAACAAAGCTATTACTGCTGGTGCTACTGAGCAAAACAGGCGTGGTCTTGAGTATATGTATGATATGGTCAAGGGTACACACATTTATCGTTCTGACATGGGTGCTACAACTCTACGTATGATGAACAGAGCTAGAGAGGTTAGCTATAGTGTAAGTATGGGTATGGCTGGTATGGCGGCTCTTATGGAGCTTCCTATGGTCATGGTTCCTAACTCTATTGAGATACTTACAAAGACTATGCCTCGCTACAAGCAGCTTCTACGTGATGCACGTAGTGGCGAGATTAAGGATAGCTTAGGCAGAGAAATGGCAGCAGCAACTGGTGTCGGCTCAGATGGTCTAGTATCTAAGTTTACTCGCGCACAAAGTAGATTTGAAGGTGAAATCTTTGAGTCACGTAAGACTGCTGGACAATTCACACAGTTAGACGAAGTGTTAGGCAAGAGTAGAGTATTTGTCTCTATGATGTCTGGCTTGACTGGTGTTACTGACATGTTACGTAGAATAGCAAGTCTTAACTACGCAGTAACATGGGAAGTAGCAGCACGTAAGGGTGATATGCCGTTCTCAGATATTAAGTTAGAACAGCTTGGTATCACTAAGGAAATGGCTTTGAGTATCAATAAGCAGATTGTTAAACATGCTACATATCTGGATAAAGATAAGAAGATACTGGACGCTGTAAACCTTGACAGGTGGACAGACAAAGCTGCCGCTGATATATTTACTATGTCAGCACGTAGGGATGCTACAACTAGTGTACAAGAAATGAACGCTGGGTCAGTCAATACGTGGCTACGTAGTCCTATCGGTATGACTGTGTTTCAGTTCCTATCGTTCCCTCTAGCCTCACTAGAACAACAAGCAGTACGCATGGGTGTTCGCGCAGCTAACGGAGATTCAGCAGAGGTGGCACGTACTCTACTTGTTACAACCTTTATGGGCAGCATGATGTACTACAGCCGTTCTTGGATGAACTCTGTGGGACGCAGTGATCAAGCAGACTACATGAAGGAACGAGTAAAGGCTGGTAACTGGCTAGTTGGTACTATGAACCAAGTTGGTCCTGCTTCTTTGTTTAGCTATCTTTATCAAGTAGCTACTGGTACTATGGATGGAAGCACAAGAGCAATCACTCCTGCTTCTGTCTCAATGGGACTAGGGGTATCTAAGGGTCTAAAGGATTTATTTGCATCTATTGGCCCTGACACTGAATTATCGGAAGGTCAGCTTAGAAGTATGCTAAGAGTTTTACCTTTCTCTTCTCTTTACGGAGCTAGACAAATCCTAAACTCCATAGCATCACTTAAAGAAAACTAAATAGGAAAACAAATGGCTTTATCATATCAAAACTATACAGGGGATAACACTACCACACAGTTCTCTATTCCCTTTACATATCAGGACACTGCTGAAATCAGTGTGACAGTAGATGGTGTGGCTGAGACAGGTCTAACTTTTCCTTCTTCATCTACTGTACAACTAACATCAGCACCTGCTTCTGGAACTCTAGTACAGGTTCGCCGTACTACAAACCTTACGGCACGTGCAGTTGACTTTGCGTCAGGCTCAGTGTTAACTGAGGAAGACTTGGATGATAGTAACATTCAGGTATTCCATGCAGCACAGGAGTCAGTAGACCTTGCTGGTGACTCTATTCAGCTAGGTAATGACAACAAGTGGGATGCACAGAACAGTGTTATTAAAAATGTAGGAACTCCTACAGCAAGCACTGATGCAGCTACAAAAAGCTACACAGATACAGAGGTGGCTGGGGTTGTTAGTAGTGCTGTTAGTCAGGCTACAGCAGCAGCAACAACTACAGCACAGGCAGAGGTAGCAGCAGCTACGTCTACTATTATTCCTGATGCTACTAAGCTTGCTATCCATCCTATTGGTACTCAGTATACTCTTAGTGATGGAGTTACATCTGACTTCTCGTCAAAGCACTATGCTAATGTTGCCAGCACAAACGCAACCACAGCTACTAACGCAGCTTCAACAGCCTCTACAGACGCTGGTACAGCCTCTACAGCAGCTACAGCAGCACAGGTAGCACAGGCAGCAGCAGAAGCAGCCCTAGATACCTTTGATGATCGTTTTCTTGGGGCAAAGGCTAGTGATCCAAGCGTAGACAATGATGGTAATGCACTGCTAGATGGTGCTATCTACTTCAATACTACTAGCGATATTATGAAGGTCTACGATCAGGCTAATACAATCTGGCGTGACTTGGCTCTTACTGGTACAGACCAAACTAACGTCAACCTTGTTGCAGGTCAGATTAGCCCAACCAATAACATTGCTACAGTAGCTGGTATCTCTGCTGACATTACAACTACAGCAACTAATAACGCTAACATTACAACTGTAGCTACAAGCATTGCAGATGTAAACGCTGTAGGCACAGACATTGCTAACGTCAACACTGTTGCAACAAACCTAAGTAGTGTTAATGCCTTTGCTGATACTTACTTTGTAAGTGCAACAGCACCAGCATCACCTACTCTTGGTGACTTATGGTTTGACACAACAAACGACATTATGAAGGTGTACAGTTCTAGTGGCTTTGTGAACGCTGGTTCATCAGTCAATGGTACAGCTAATCGCTACGTCTACACAGCAACAGCAAGTCAGACTAGCTTTGCTGCAACTTACGATGCTGGTTATGTAGATGTATATCTGAATGGTGTTAAGCTACAGAGTGGCACAGACTTTACTGCTACTGATGGGGCTAACGTAGTCCTGACTGTGGGTGCAGCCCTCGATGACCAGGTTGATATTGTTGGTTATGGTACGTTTAACATTGCAATTCCAGATATTTCTGGTGACTTAACGCCAGAATTAGGTGGAGACTTAGCTACTTCTGGCAACGACATCACCTTTGGCGACAACGACAAGGCCATCTTTGGTGCTGGCAATGACTTGCAAATCTACCACGATAGCAATGACAGTTACATAAACGACACTGGCACTGGAAACCTGCGAT